GTTTGATCTATACAATGAGACCGATGCAGAGGAGTGGGAGTTCGGCCACGACTGCGAGGTCAACTAAATACAATAGCCAGTACTGGAATCCTTCCCCAGTACTGGCTATTTCTTTTATCAACTCTCTCCGTATACTCGACTTGACGTACGGCTAATTCATTCTTTCGCTGGGCTTCACACGTTGCGGACGCGACTTTCCTGGGCGTCGAGGAGGCTCCGGTGTTTGAAGCTTTAATGCACGGTCGAATCCTAGGTCTACCAGTCCTTCCTTTATTGCTACGAACGCATCGTTCCACCCCTCATCATACCCATCATCGTACCCGGACTGAAGCAAGTCGCTTACCTTTTCGTATGCATGATCGCATACAGATATAACGCAGTCACAATCTATTGTTAACTTCTTAACTGCCATGCTACCCCCTAAAGCTAGCTGTGCCCTTGGTAAACTCGAGGTCGCACACCCCGGTCGCACCGTTGCGGTGCTTGGCAATCTTGCAGCTAACAACTTCAGAAGCTGCGAGAAAGTCTGGCTCTGTCTTGCGCCACAGCATGAGCACAAGGTCAGCGTCCTGCTCGATAGCACCTGAGTCACGTAGGTCTGACAGCCTAGGCTCACCGCTATCACGGTACTCAGACATGCGGCTCAACTGCGACAACGCAATGACTGGTACATCTAGCTCACGAGACAAGGCCTTAAGTCCACGGCTAATCTCAGCCACCTCATTAACCCTGTTGCTATCCTTGCTGCTCCTGTCCGGTGACATGAGCTGTAGGTAGTCAACGATTATCAGGTCCACACCCTGGTCAGCGGCTAGCTTGCGGCACTTGCTGCGCACTACGGATGCAGTTGCAGTAGGAGAGTCGTCGACATAGATACCCATCTTAGACACGCGCTGTGCTGCCTGGTCTAGCTCTACAATCTGGAACATCTCTAGCCCACCATGACGTATAGCCTGGAGAGGGATGCCGCTTGCATACGATAGCAACCTGGCACCTACCTGCTCAGCGCTCATCTCGATAGAGAATATAGCTACCTTCCTGCCCACAGATGCAGCGTTGAATGCCATCGTAGTAGCCAGCGCTGTCTTGCCAACGCTTGGCCGGGCTGCAAGGATGATGAGGTCAGACTTCTGCCAGCCACCTGTGACTGCGTCGATCTGACTGATGCCGCTTGGCACACCGATGCGAACACCTGACGTGGCGATGGTGTTGATCCTGCTCTGGGTAATACGCATAAGGTCCCCGGCATCTGACCACCTAGCCCCACGCCTGCGGCTACCAACCTGGAACATAAGCTTCTCTGCCTGGTCGATAGCCTCAAGCGCATCGTCTTGGTTGGACTGTGCTACCTCTACGATCATGGCACCAGCCCTAGCTAGGCCACGGAGTACCGACATGCGCTCAACGATCTCAAAGTAGCTGGCCGCATTTACGGACGTAGGTGTCTCGTGCGTAAGATCGCTCAAGTATGAGAGGCCACCAATGTCATCGACATGCCCGGCAGCTAGCAGCTGGTCACTAACGGTGACAACGTCTACTGCTTGGTTGGTGACGTGCACCTGGCGAATGGCATCAGCCACCAGTAGGTTGCGCCTATCCCAGAACATGCTTGGGTCTAGCTCGATGTCGTTTAGTACATCGTGATCGATAAGGATCGAGCCAAGCAACGACCTCTCTGCCTGTGTGTTACTCGGCATCACTGCTGATTTCTTCACTGTCTTCCTCCTTTGCCCTCTTCCACATGTAGCACGGGTTCATTGTACCACGGTCTATGCGACTCTTGTACTTCCCGCACACAACGCACTCGCCGTTGATATCCCCATCGTCCCGGTCAATTGCTGAACGCTCTGAGTATGTCGAGTCCATCCTGTGTTACCTCCAGCTTTGGTGCCATACCACATCGGTACTCAAAGATTGTACCATGGATAGGGTTCTTCTTGTCTTCTGTCTCAACACAGCCCCAGGTATCGCATAGCTTGCACCCCATAGATGTAGCAGACCTATCGTCCCGGATCATGACGTACTCATGGTGCCCTAGCTCGTATAGCTGGGCCAACGCTATGTTCTCCAGCTTTCCTATAGCTGTCTTAGCCCTGAAGTAGTTGAACCTATCCTTACCTGCCATTGATACACCTCGATCCATCATACCTGCATGTGACAACGTTGATCCTTCCCTTACCAAGAGGGGCAAGCTTTCGAAACGCTGCCGGAGATAGGTCTACCACACCATACTTGTTCTTGCATGCCCGGCAGAAGTCCCTAACCCATACCACTACGCACTTACCTGTGCTGACCCTGCATACCTGGATCCGATACGGCTTGTCGCCCCATCTCCAGTCACCCACCGCAGCGTAAAAGACCCGCTCCCCCGAAAGGTAAGGGGAGCAGGTCTTCCATTGCTTATCGTAACATCGGCCGTCCTCACCATACCATGTAGCGTCGCCTCCACCTAGCATCAAAGCTAGGGATAGTACTAGATCAATCATGTGCATCCTCCGTACTTCGGCCATTGATTATGGCATTGGTCTTGCAGACCTCACACTTACGGTAGTCCACATGTGTGTGCTTTGTCAAGGGGTCGACCCTATCCCTGCCCCCAAGGGATTCGTACTCGATACCGAACTGCCGGCAGTATTCACGGAGGCCAAGGCCTAACCGCCTGGCATCTTCCTTGAAGTAATCAACCGCGTCTTTGCCGTACTTCTTGCTCACGCCACTTACCTCCCAGATCTAACGCAAGTGCTCGCGCAGATTCCTGCCCAAGTCTGTCAGTACCCTTTGCGATCATCTCAGATTCGCTTGCTCTCTTACTGACTACCTGTGCTGTCCATCCATCCTGGTTGTACAGAAGTATAAGCTTCGCTATTTTCTTGTCGCCAATCAAGATAGGAAGCACCTCCATCTCTGGCATCACGCGCTGTAATCCTTAAGGAACAGGTCCTCTTCCTCCCTCGATACCTCTGACCACTTATCCTGGCCAAGGGCAATGAGTATAGCTGCGTAGTTAATCGTATCGATGAGTGCGTCGTACACCTCAGCGTTGTACCAGTCACCATTGATCTCTGACTTGCCGTTGGTGATGCTTCCGTTCATAGCGTTAGCTATACGGTTGACCTTGTCCATTGCCATACGAGAGAAGACACCGTGGGGCCCAAGGCTTTCCACATTAGCCGGACCATATGATGCCTGCCTTGAGACGAGGATACCCCACGCCTCCTCGAATAGCTCGCTGAAGTATTCCCCGAATGACTCAGGTACCTTGCTCACTTCTTGCCTCCAGTCACGTATACGAAGATGCTCAGTGCAACAGCCAGAGATGGGCGGTCAATACCAACGCAAAGCCCAGATGCAACAGCAGTAAGAACTCTGCTGTAGTTGGTCGATGTGACTCTTTCAACAGCTGCAATAACTCTTTCAGTTTTAGTATACTCCGGACGATCATCAGGTGTTGTCGCCATTAGCGCCCTCCTTTGCCATTGCTGTAGCAGCAGATGCTGCAATAGTACTAGCGTCAGAAACCTCTAGCTCCTTAAGCCTGGTGTTGATCAGCTCAAACAGCTTGCACCATGCCACGGCTAGATCAAACGTTGTCAGTTTCTTCTTTGGCCTTTGCATCATTACCTCCAACTATATCGAGGAAGTCTTGCTCCTCGATTACTACTACTACCCGGCGCTTGCCGCCTGAGCCGGGTGCATCCCCGACTACGAGCAGAGCAACCTGGTCTGCCTTGCGAGGTACAGCCTGGAGCCATCTCCAGTACTTCTCGCTAAACATCTGGCCACACTTGGCCTGTATGTTGAACTGCCCAGCAGCCACATCCTCAGGCCCACCGTACTGGCCAACTCTTTTCCCCCCAAACTTATGAGCTACCTCCCGCTCGAAGGCGTTACCCCTCGAGCGGTTGAGCCGACCTCGCCTTGATGCATCACTCACCTAGGTCGTCCAGGAATACTGGCATTCCACGTCCGATGTAGGCACCGGCGATGTTGTAGTTAAAGTACTCCAACGCCTGGTCCCATGCATCCTCTGCCAATACTTTCCTCTCCTCGTCGCTTGTCTTAACCCTGTTGTTAATCTCCTGGACAATGTCATCGGCTATGATGTCTAGGATGGCCTTCTGGCTGTAGATATACACGTATATCTGCCCACCTTCAGTAAACTGCTGGCCGATACCGATAATTGCGTTATCGAATCCGTCAGCTTTCCATGCCTCGATCTCCTCCAGGAATGTCATGCTAAGCTCGCGCCTGCTCATGACTTCTTAGAACGCAACGCACCGTAGCGTAGCGGAGAGATGTCAGACACCAGCATGGTGAAGTACATCTTGCCGTTATACTCACGGTCTTCGTTGAGCTTGCCAACTACGTGGACGTTAGGGCGAGGGTCCTTCTCCTGTGAGATGGCCCACTCGTATACCTTGCCAACGTGATCTTGTGCTTCCTTATCGAAGAAGCGTAAGGTGACATAGGCGTAGCGATCAGGAGCTGCGTTAGCGCGGTCGCTATCTGCCCACTCCTCATACGCTGCCGTCTGCATCGTGCCATACACCTCAAGGTAATCGTTACCGTTCTTAGAAGTCTTGTTTACTGGCGACTTCTTATCACTAAGCCAGATGTCCAATCGTGCCATTAGAACTCCAATCCATTAAAGCTATCACCAGTCTTCTTCGGTGCTGGTGTCTTGACCGCCGCCTTTACTAGCTCCTTGGCCTTATCCCAAGTCTCATCATCCGTCTTGGCATCGGCCTCTGGGTCGTCGCCTGTCGGGATGAGGAAGCCTGTTAGCAGTGCGTACTTCAGTGCGCCGGTAGCTGCCTTATACACAGCCTTGTCGCCTGAGTCTGCACCTGTACCAATGGACTGCCATGTGATGGTCTCACCTGTGTCGCCGTCTGTCAGCGTCCAGGTGAAACGCAATGTGATCAGCGCCTGCTTGCCGCTTGGAGTTACGCCCTCACTAATCACATCGATGCTGGTTGGGGTCATAGCTACGTTGAGCTTGCTCAGCTCAGCTCGTACCTTGTCCGCAACAGCGCTAGCCTGTACGAACTTATACCCCTGGGCAGAGTTAGTGCCGCCCTTCTCCACGTAGCCAACGGCCTGCATGACCTTGGCAATCTTGCTAGCGAGTGTCGTCTTGGCTTCTACCATACTTACCCCCTGCACTTCTTGAGCCACTGGCATCCTGCGCATGGCCACCGCTTGCTTACGTCTTGCCCCTCAGCGAGAGGTAAACGCCAGGGGATTCTCCCCTGCTCTAGGAACTTGTTGCCGACATCGAGCACACGAAGTGCCTTGTCGTACCATTCCCTGTCAACAGTATACTCCGCAATGCGGAAGTCGTCCTTGCTGACATACACAACCCTAGCAGCAACAGGCTGTCCAGTCAAGTTCTCCCTGCACAATGCATAGGAAGCTGCCTGTATAGCATGCTCCGGCTTTGGTCCCTTAAGGTACGTGAACCCACGAGAGTTCATCGACTTGAGCTCGAGCACCTCTTCGGTACTCTCACCCTTCCACTTGACGAGGATGTCGATGTTGCCTGAGAAGTTCTTCTCCTCCCATAGCACCGGCACCTCGAACTGAATGGAATCAAATAGCCCCGACGCTTCCAGCTTCTTGTACAGTACGTCAGCTATGACGTGTCCCTGTTCAAAGATCCGGTAGAGTCGAGGCTCGAACGGGTTGCTTGGCTCAACCCCGGTTGCTGCGTAATGCTGGGCCCGAAGGCAGCCGCCAAGTGTGCTGCCACGGAAAGGAGTAGATGACGGACGCTCCGTCCTGGTGTTCTGAAGTCCTAGATCGAATGCCTGCGCTAGTGTATTCATATCCCCTCCAAATAAAAGATCCACAGTGGACCTCGTCCACCATGGATCTTAGCCGACGTCTCTCAGGGCGTCAAGCCTTGCGCACAATTAAGCACCGCTTGTACGGTGCATCCCCCTTGGATGAGGCGATGGCCTTGAAGTCTGCCTCGCTAATGATGGCACCAAACTTCTCCTTGCCCTTGCCGGTCTGGGTTGGGTCTGCTAGCTGCCAGCCCACGGTCTCGTGGAATACTACGCAGATCATGTGACCCCATGTCATCTTCTTACCCTTGAGCTTCTTGGCAAATGCATTGATAGCAAGCGCTGTCTCAGGGTATCCCTTAGGTGCCTCAACGTTGACGATGATAGCGTGCCCCTTCTTGGCTGCGTTGATAACATCAACCCAGTCGGATGGGTACCTGGCATCACAGTCAAGCTTCTTGGCTGCCTTGGCTAGCTGGCTTAGGTTGGTGCCGCCATCTGACACTCCGTCCTTATCGACCCGGCCTGTCTCGTTAGCTGCCTCAATCCCCTCGCCTGCCGTGAAGTCCTTCTCGTACTTGTGTGCCCATGATGCAGCTGCCGCCAACGAGGACGGACCGCAGTCATCCAGGATGCCACCCTTCTCAATGTATGGAAGCTGGCTTCGTACGTAGATCTTCATCGTGATCCTCTTTCAATAATAAGGTTAGCAATGTCCAGCCAGTTGTTGTCGAAGTGAACACCCCTGTCGTCAACGTATGCCATAGCTCCGGGCTTCCCCTCGCCTACGTACACGTCATCGTATGGCACGCCCCACTCAGCGAGTAGCTGCTCCATCTCTTTGATCCTGTAGTCCCTGTCTGGCCACTCCTCCCATGCCCTAGCTGAGTGAATAAGAATCTTATACCCAGCTTCTTGTAGCATGGTGAGAGCGTCAACGACACCGCTGGCAGGAACAACGGTGCCGAAGACGTGGATAGCGATGGTGTCGTCGAAGTCGACAGCCACCGTCTTAGCAAACTCTAGGTCTAACTCCTGCTCTGTCATTATCGGTGAAGGATGTGGACCATTGGCTTAAGCTTCTCGTACACGTCACGGAGGACGAGCACGTCAGCCTCGCAGTGTTCCATAATCTTGGCGTACTTCGCCTTGTCGCCATGGTCCGCATCGTCCCACGTACGTGGATCGAGCGGGGTCTTCTGGTTCTGTACACCGAAGTACTTGGATACGTTCTCAAGGGACTTGCGCCCGATTGAGATGGACGAACCGGATGCCTTGTACATAAGGTCCAAGTGCATGCGAGGCTGGTAAGGTCGCATACCATGGTACAACAGTCGAGCGTTCAGAACAGGTACGTCGAAGAGCTTAGAGTTCCACCCAACGATCACGTCAAACGTGTCGAGGTACTCGCAGTAAGCCTTGACTAGGACGCTGTCGTCCTGCCAGTTCTTGCCCGGGTGTGTGTCATGGCTATAGGTAACCACGTTGCCGAACGAGTCAGCTACCGATGCGCACAGTACGCGGCGCCAGTTGCTGAACGTTGACTCGATGTCGAAGAAGGCAATCTTAATCCCAACAAAGTCAGGAGTCTTGTTCTTCGACGGACGAGCAGGGAGATGGTCCTCGGGGATGCTCTCCACGTAGCGCTTATGGAATTTCTGAACCTGATCCTTGCTCATGTTGAGCATGC